AACTTTCGAGCGCTGATTTTGGCGTATCGGCCAAAAACAAAACCGGAACATCGCCGTATTTTATCGACGCCAAAAGCTCCTTTATTTCATCTCTTACAACCATGACCGATAATTTAAGTTTGCCGATCTTTGATAAGCCGGGTATTCTTCGATTGAATCCTCAATGAATTGATAAACCGAAATCGGCTCATCAATTAGCGCAATTAGCTCATTCCACCGATTAACCATGTAAACAGTTGGGTCGATCCGTTCAGAATTTTCAGAACTTGCGACGAAAATGCCGTTGTCCGCGACGTCAATAACGCCTTTTGAGATAATGTAAATCCAGGCATAAATCAAAACTAATTGTTTCAATCCATTGTACCTGTATGTCACTTCATCGATAATAACGTCTTTACCGTCGATTAAGTCCTTCCACTTCTGATCTAACGCAACAGGATTTGTTTCACGTTCTGAAGCCGTAACAGCAACATCGAGTTGTAAATAAAAATGATAACCTAACAGCAAGATCAGAAATTCTTTTTGAGCGTCAGCGATTGAATCGTTGTAAAACGATGTCTTGTTAGCTGATAGCGCATTTGGCAAAATGTATTTGCCTTTGAAGTCCGAAATTGCTATTAGGTTATTCATGTGTTATTCCTTCTCTTTTTTGGTTCTCTTTTTCTGTTCCGGCTCACTTTTGTTGTCACTTTTTAGAACGGCTGTACCAAGTTTGATACATTTTCGACCCAAAACCGGATCAACATTTCTAACCGTTCCGTCCAATAATGTGATTAACATGATTAGGGGATCGGAGTGGTGATAGTGCTCAAAGTAGTCGCAACGTCTGACACATAGACAAACGCCTTTTTGTCGACGTCTTGGACACGCAGGTTTTCACGCATGTAAGCCATAATCGTGGTTTTTCCATCGATTTTGTCATTGCCAATTTGGACGATTTCGATCATGAGATCGTCCCAAACATACAATGTAGCAAGGCTAAAGTCTCCAGCAAGCAAAGTGTTGTCTGTCATCAAAGGATTTTCAACAACATTCATTCCACCAATATTTACGTCGGTGCCAGTTGCAAGACCATCAAACACATAGCGTCCTTGGCTGTCTTTCTTGTATCGCAAGAGGTCAGTTACCATCCGGTTAGTAACGGCAGTTGTTGGAGTTGCAGCTCCCAACGTGTCGGTCACGATTTGGGTTTTGATTTTACCGATAAGATCGACCACGTTCGCATCGTCAATCGAAATGTCTGTTGTGTCGAACTCGGTAGCATAAGTAAGAATACCAGCCACTTCGTTGCCAAGACCTGTTCCGTTCAACAATTGACTGTTTTCTTTCAGTCTCATATTGCGTTCAACCAATCGTTGAACCTCACCTGCGACAAATTGAACATCTTTCAATCTATCAAGGCTGATTTTTACCCAATCATTGATACGACGACCATTGAGGTTTTTTTGAACCCAAGTGATATCTGTCGTCGATGTTGTTTCAGTGCGATTCTCTGCAACATTCTTAGCCCCATTGGTAACAGACGACTGCTCAAACCATGATACAGTATCATGTGAATCGGCGCCAAGTTGAACTACTTGGAACAAGTCGCGCAAAAAAGGAACACCCCTTTTTATTTCACCAACCACAGCGGTGCGATATGCCATCGTATCATTGGTAAAATTGCTTCCAGAAATAGCTTTTCTGGTAGTCGGAAATGCAATGTTTTGGCCTGATTTGATCGCTTTTTCAATATCTGGCAATTTTTCCTTGAATGTTTCGGCAAACGATTTTTCCGTTTTCCCTGATTGTAGCGAGTTGGCGCTAAGAAGTTCGCCTTGTGCTTTTACTGCGTCTTCAAGTGTCTTGAAGTCTGCCGATTTGACTGCGTCTCCGAATTGCTTTTCGATGTCGGTCTTGAAATCAGCTAACGCCTTTTTCATACCATCCTCATCGATGAATTTCGGGAGACTTTCTTTGAACGATTTTAGTTGTTCGTCCAAGATGGTTTTCAATTCTTCTTTTTCCACTTTTTTAATTTTTGATTTTGTTAAATGATTCTTTGATTATCTGCTCGGTTTCCGATTTGGTAAGAGTGTTTTTAAACGGCTCTGATTTTGGTGTGGTCTCTGCCGGCACCTCTGAAACTGATATTGTAGGCGTTATATGATTGCTTCCGATTACGACTGCCGATCCCTCGATTAGTTTTGCTTCCGTAACCGCCCAGAAACATCCACGCTCGTCTGCGACTTCTTTATTGGCTACCATTGGGTAATACTTATCCCAGTTTGCTTTTTCTTCGGCGTAATATTTTTCTTCTGAATTTATGCAAAGAAATAAGTTCACATATTGCATTCCGACCGAGTGATTCTTAACCCATCCCTTGTAATATGCCTTGAACATGTCTTCATTCCGTTCAGCTCTTACTATTGAATCGAAAATCAAAGCTTCGGTATATCCTGACAGATTTGATCCAAGCTCTTTGAATGTAACTGTTTGCGTTGAAGCTTTTACCTCATCGCTAATCACATCATCAAAACAAAGATTGTGATTATCGAGCAAATATAGCAGTCTTGATTCTTTTAGTGTTTTTTCCAAAGCCCAGGAATATGGCAATCATTGTGAGAATCCAAAACGTTGGTAGTGTTAATAACCACCTTCACGTTAATAACTCCAATTTCTTCAAATGGTGTGTCTGTTATCGACTTTATTTCTGCTCCTGATTTGTCGGTCGCTGAATATATAAAACTTAATGCGTCAGCTTTTTTCATCGCGCTCTTTTTTTGTGCGATTATCAGGTTTTTGTTGTCTTTTAAATATTTGAAATCTTCCATTAAATGTACTCCTTATATTTTTCCGTGGCCTCTTGTTGTGTAATAAATCCAGCATCAACTGCCTGTTTTAGTGATTCTCCCATTAATTTTGCTGTTGTTGCCTTTTCTGACTCCGATTTCTGCATTATTTGAAGGTTTGAGAAGTCAAATGAAAACGACCATCCAATCGGTTTGAAAATATCATCAAAAAAGGCTGAAATTGTCTTGCTTTCCGGGATTATTGTGTCCTCGTAAAACTCGGTCTTCGCCTCTTTGTAAGTGCTATATTTTGAAGTATCTGGCAGCGAAAGTAGTGGAATAGGCACCCCATAATTTGACGCAATTAATCTATGATCCTGATTTTCTCCGTCGAATAGGCCAAGTTCAACTATCGATCGTCCAATCTTTTGAATTTTTAAGGCCGTTTCTGAAATCAACGCATGATACTGGCCTTTCATTGCACCATATTGCGCGTATTGCCGTTGAATTTCTTCACGTTCTGTTTTTCCAAGTCCAAGGATATTACCATCTCCTTTTTCAGGCGAGATAACGATATCAGCCCCGTGATTGGTGATATACTCTCCTCTGCATTCGATAGAGCTAACTATATTCACGACCGATTGTTTCAAAGAATCGATCCTTGATTTTGGTTTTATCTGCCCTCCAAGGTCGGTATTTGCCGGAGTATCATATACAGCCTCAATCAATGATAGATCATCAATTCGGTAAATCATTCCGTTGATAATGACTTCGTAATGACTGATTATTTCTGAAATATTGTTCGCGAGAAAGTTTGAAACAGGCTTATAAATTACTGTTATACAATTATTTGGGATAATTAATAATCCTTGAATATCATTGAATCCGACTGATTTTATCTTGTAAACATACGCAACCCCATACACTTGTTGAAACGTGTATAATGTATTCAAAAACGATGTGTAATTTTGATACTTATTCGGGTTTTTAAGTATCGAAAATGCTTTTTGCGTGTCACGATTATCAACAGAATTGCCAGATGAATCAACAGCAATAAGATTGCCACGAATTAGCGCCTGTGATTTTTTTGAAACAATACCTTGAATTTGAGGGCATTGATTGTAAGCGTCAGTTTGGAATGAAACGCCTGTTTTATTTAACAAATCGGAAACTTGTTTGTAATAATTTGTGACTTGCTCGGGTATGGCACCAGTTGACGGGGTTAGAATTACTTCACCCTCTTTTATGTATTTCGCAATTACTTTTAAAGCCCCTTTTATGGTTCTTTTCATACCTAAACATTTAATATTTAGGATTTTAAACAAAAAAGCGCACACCAAAAGATGTACGCTTTTTCATCAATAATCCTCCCTGCTGAACATCTTCGGGAGCAAATGTAATACTTTTTTTCAGAAAATGCAACTATTTTCAAAAATATTTTTTGTCAACGAATAAAAGTTGCTGTTCGAGTTGCTTAAATCTGATCTCTTGAATAAACGCACGGCAAATCTTCTGACAGTGTGATTTAGAAAATTTGAACTCTGGCATTTTTTTACTGTGTTGATTAATAATGGCAAAGATAACGATTATTTTTATTAGAATGAATCTAAATTAACCATAAAATACACTTCTAAATTTTATTTTCAGGATAGAAGCGGCCAAGCACAACACGTCTAACCCGTCCTTTTTATGTTTGTTTTCACCGTCTTTTACATATCCGCAAACGTCTGAAATGGCCTGTTTGTACTCCTGTTTTGCATCATAATCAGAATCAAAAACGAAGTATTTCTGCACAAATTCGTAATTCGACAAAATTTTCCCAGTCACGATATTTTTCGACGGGTCTTCGTGTACTACTCTATTCCCTTCTATTTGCACTGTGTTACGTAATGATTCTGTTATCAATTTCTAAATTAAATGATAACTGTACCTGTTATACAAAAGTGTTCTCATCCTGTTCGTATTCAGGATAAGACAAAAGGAGGTTA